AAAGTTTGCTATAGTCTGACCTACTATTTGTTGAGCTCTATTGTACAAGTATGTTATATCAAAAAATTCAACATTCCAACCTGTTAGTATAGTTGGTTGTATTTCTTTATATTTTATAAAAAATTGATGTAGTAAATCATATTCATTTGTAAATGATTCAACTATAACATCATCATCAAAATCATCATTTAGTTTACCATCTTCATCAAGTACATAACAATAATATTTATCAAGAAGACAATCATTAAAACCAATCGCTGTTATTTTGTTTTCAGCTTTATTTACATCTGGAAATCCATCAGTTACCTCAACCTCAATATCAAATATCATTGTACGATGACCTACTGATACATCATCTGAATCTGTATAGTTATCTACTAATACTCTGATTTCAGGATTGACATCTGATTCAAATAGTTCTGGTTGGTCTTTATCCCAATCTGTAACTCGTTTTAGTTTATCACCATATAATGATATATAAGTTCCTGCTTTGTTTTTAACATAAGCATATTTCTTATAACGGAATGTTTGATGACCAAATTTGTCATCCCAAACATTCATTGTATTTGATTTTCTATCGTAATAGATGGCCTGATACATTTATGTTATAAAACCTCGATTTTTGTTATAAGAATATACGAATAAAATCGCATACAAGTCAAGTACTTTTTATTTCTTCTCCAGGCATTTCACAGCTATCGTTGTTGCAGAATTTATCTATCTCGGCTTCCTCATTTTTAATAACACCAAATGAAAGTTTACTAAGTTTCTTAACTTGTTTATTATATTCTTGTTCATTAATTGATTCATAAGGCATTTGTTTGTAAGCACCATAGTCGTGTCTTGGTAATAATGATATACCTTTTAATCTGTATTGAAAATAATTTAAAACGTGTGGTAGTTCATCTGCTTCTGTTTCTGGATTGAATGTTGCAGTACAACTTACTTGATTGTCTGCCCAATGTCTCTGCATAAAGGCTGCTAAACTGAATTGTTCCCATATAGATAGTTCTGCTGCTGTTCTAATACCTTCTCCTACGTCCACTGGAACTTCAACTACCATAGTAGAATCTTCTGAACCAAACGCTGGTTCTAACTTATAACCTGCTTTTTTCAACGGTTCTACTAATTCAGATTGATTTGATAATCTTACTCTTCGAATATAGAAACGACTTTCGGGATAATGTAAACCTGGAGTAGCGCCAGCCAATAACGAAACTGTACCGCTTGGTTTAACTGAAGTAGTCTTGATAGATTTTGGTACAGCAAACCAATCACTATATTGTTTATCCCATTCTTGTATTGTATCATATCCAGTCTCCAACCAATTTTGTAATTCATTTAATCCACAATTTGTTATAAACTGAGCAACACCACTTACTGAACATCCAATCCGTCTATTTCTTAACATAACTCTGTTAGTATCTGACCAATGTGTTCTACCAAGTGTTACAGTTTTGGCGTACAGATAAGCATACTTTAATGTCCTCTGATAATCCTCTAATGAATCGTGATTGTTTGGAAACGTCTCTACTAAACAACATAACTCATATGATTCAAGTGATTGTTCAAGACAAGGATTACCACCAGCTACTCTATGGTCTTTATTATCACCACCATTTTTCATTCTTGAGTAGTGTCTCATATTTTCTAACCAAGCTAATCCGGGTTCTCCATTATTATTAATTCTTTTACATATATCAGTATAATCCATACCAAGTTCTGCAAATACTGAATTGTTTGATGTCCAACCAAATTGGTCTCTATGTGGATTTACTTTATAATTCTTTAAATCTAAGTATTCTTCGTTATCTGGTTCACCGAATACAATTTCTGCTGTTCGTCTGACATTACCTGCTACAACACATTTACCAATCAGATTCATTATATCTACAATTGTTGTTATTGTTATTGGATTTCCTGAATTGTTTTCTAATACATTTCTAATGTCTTCGTGGACTTCTTTTAGAGGTTCAGGTCCTGAACTTACACCACCGAAACCTTTAATCGGTTCTCCTTCAAGTCTTATTTGATTATAATCAAACTCTACGTGAGCAGTTCCGAGAAAGTAACTCTCTAATAATAAACGAAGTGATTCAACCCAACCTTCACGAGTATCAGGTATCATATAAATTTCTTCGTTTCTATCTCTATTTACACCCTTTACTATAATCTCTCCAGCACCTTTGGTATCGAATCCTACTCCTACACCTAACATTGATGCATCCATTAGAAAACAGAATGGTTTAGCATAATCTTCTTTTAGTGTTTTTGTTGATACGAATGCACAATTATTTAGAGCTGCATATAATTTCTTTTCTTCTGTGATTGCTGTTCCCATTGCCCACAAACCACGACCTGGAGGTAAGAATTTCATATTAAAAATTCTTTCGTACATTTCTTGTGCAGACTTTTGACCTTGCCAAGGATTCCAACCTAATTGATGTGATTCAATATGATGTTTTTGCATAGAGTATGTTCCCTCTACGACTCGTTGTACTGTTTCCCACCATCTTTCATTTTTACCGTCAGCTTTAATACGAGAATATGTTCTCATATAAACTAATTCACCTAATCCATTAAAACCAAAGGGTGGTTTTTTTCTTTTGTATTTATCAATAAACTTTTCGGATAACTTAAATTTTTCCATTAACCTGAACTCCTTGTAATCTTATTCCCGTAACAAACATAAATATAATATATACTAAACTTAATTTAAGATTTATTCAAATCCTTCAATATTTTTTTCCATATCTTTATATTTGTTTGCCAATTCTTTTCTTAAAAACTCTTCGCTATTATTCATCTTACCTTGTACATTTTTTCCAAACTGACTACTACCTTCAAATATTTGAACTTGGCCAATATTTGTGTTTATTGTAGCTGGATACGTAACACCATCAATTCCAAATCTATTTTTTATTACGTGAAATCTACCTGTATTAGCAATCTTATCTTCTACTTTTCTACTCATACTCATAACAAAGTCAGCAGTCATAACTTTACTATAATCTTCTGCAACCTTATCAGCCCCAATTACATCTTCTTCGAGAGCTGAACGATTAGCTTGAGAAGCTGTCCATATTGGTATTTCTAATTCACCAGCTAACCCTCTTAAATCTTCATAGATAGTTCCTATAGCGTGTCTCTTCTCTCTAAAGTTTCCTGTAGGCATTAGTATATCAGCATAATCAACTATTACCATATCTGGTTTATCACCACTTATTTCAATCTGTTTTAAATGAGAACTGATTGTTTGTACACTAGCACCTTTAGTTGGAAAGTACTTGATTAGTAATTTACCTGGAAGTTTTGATAATTTAGCTTGTACATCGTCTTTATAATATTTTATATTAGCAGTAGTAACTCCTGTAAATATAGAGTCATATCGTAAACCGACATAATTTTCATTTAACTCTAAAGTGTAATGAATTATCGTTTTACCCTCTTTTAACGCTCCAGCACCTAATGCTTGTAATGTCCAAGATTTACCAATACCAGCAGGAGCAACAATCACTCCAAGTTCACCGTGACCTAAACCACCATCCATTATATCATTAACTACATCCCACGGTGTTTTAACTGTTACTCTGGCTGATTCTGCAAGTCGTGTTTCTAATGATACAATATAATCGTGTCCTAAATCTCGTGTAGTACCAGCTTTCATAGCCTCATCTATAATAGATTTTATACCATCATAATCGTGTCGTTCTAATAAATCAACAGATTCAAGTATAGCACCTTTTAATGTTTGATTTTTACAAAAGTCAAGTGTTTCTGATTGTACAAATTCTAAATCTGTAGCTTCTATGTTTTTCCAAACTTCTCTTAACTTATCTACTACACCCGATTTAAGTACATCATTGTCTATTTCATCTATCTTATATTTAATAACTTCAAGTGTAGGTTGTTTTTTATACTCATAATAATAATCTCGTACAGCTTTAACTAACCACTTATTAGAATCTGAATCAAACATAGATGGTTCTAATATATCACTAATAGTTTGTATAAACTTTACGTCACTTAGTAAAGCAGCAATAATTTTAGATTGAAAGGACGTTCCGAATTGTGTTAAAGTTTCACTCATATGTTTTTTCTGCGTAGTGATTTAACTGATTGAAATTGGTAAGTAACCAACTATCAAGATTTGGAAGTGCTGAATATAACTTATCTTCTAAAAACATTTTTTGAAATTGAAATTTGATTAACTTATTAATAGGTTGCCTGGTTCTATCAAGTATTTTTGTTTTTGTTGAGGCTGATATGTGTACGTCTGATAATTGCATTAGTTTGTAATTTAATTCTATAACATCTTTTGATTCTGGTAATTCAGTAATAATTTCATCTATATTAACTATACGGTTTTCTTTCAAAAACGGCAATTTTTTTTGTATAGTTTTTAAACCTAAGCCTTTTACACCTTTTATGTTATCTGATTTATCACCGTCTAATACTCTATACCAAATAAGATTATGAGATGATATACCAAATTCATCTAATACAGCCTGTTCATCGTATATTTTCTTTTTAGTAGGGCTCCATATTTTTATTCTACCATTAGCTAATTGAAGAAAATCTTTATCTGTAGACATAACTGTAATTTCAGATTCAGTAAGAACTTGTCTACATAAATATCCTATAGTATCGTCAGCTTCAATATTATCGTATGACATTACAGTTACAGGAAGATTATCTAAATACTCAACAATACGTTGCAATTGCATAATCATATTTTGTTTCTCATCTTCTGGAGAAGCGAAATCATATGAACGATTTACTCTATACTTTGTTTTTCTTTTTGCTTTATAGTCTGGATAAAGTTTACGACGGTGTTTAGACCCACCTTTACCATCAAATACTATGATGACACGAGTAGGTCTAAACATATTTATAGTGTAACCAATACTTCTTAGAAAACCTACTATTCCACCAACGTGAATACCATCATCGTTAGTAGTTGGTATAACTGAAAATACTCTTATGAAAGTATTTAAGCCATCTATTATCAGTACTTTATCGTTAGGTTTACCGTCATCTAAAGAGCCACCTTTTTTCTTTATCTCTTCGAATATAGAAAGATATTTTTCATTACTCACTATGTTCCTCTTCCACTACTACATCATCAATACCGAAATTCTTTTCATATTTAAGAATTACTTTATCACAAATTAAGTTGTAGCAGTGTTCTCTAAACTTCACATCTTTGAGTTGTTCACTCCAATCTTTAGATTGAAACTTAAGCTCTTTACCAACGTGATTATCCATGGTATACCACGCACCACCTTGTTTCACTAAGTTATGTTCTTTCATAACTTTTAACCAACTACCATCATCATCAATTCCTGATTCAAAGTAAAGTTCAAAATCAGCATGTCTCATAGGAGGTCCAAGTCTATTCTTAATGACTTGAGCTCTCATTTTCATACCAATATTGTTATTCTTTTTATCTTTAATTTGACCAAGATTTTTTAATCTGATACGTGTTGATGCGTGAAATGGTAATGCTTTACCACCACTCGTAGTCCACGGGTCTCCGAACATAACTCCGAGTTTTTGTCTGAGTTGATTTGTAAACACAAGAGCAATCTTTTGTCTACCAATCATTTGAGTAATCTTTCTCATAGCTTTTGATAGAATGATTGCTTTACTTGTAGCCCAACCATCTTTATCAAACTCAGCTTCTAACTCTACTTTAGTTGTTGCAGCTGCAAGTGAATCTACAAGAATGGTTACTAACCTATCTTTATCTGATTCTCTTACTTTAGCAACAATCTCTTCTATTGCTGAAAAGATATCTTCTACTGTTTCTAAATGTAGATATAACATATTGTTTACGTCTACACCAATAGACTCTAAAAACTCTTTACTAACTGCAGTTTCTGTATCAACGTATACAGCAACTCCACCCTTCTTTTGAGTTTCAGCTAACATATGAGCTCCAAGTAGAGATTTACCACTTGATTCTAACCCATTGATTTCTGTAATTCTACCTACAGCAATTCCACCGTTGGGTTTATTGGCAATTGCCAAATCCAACATAGAACTACCGGTTGAAATAAAATCTTTTATATCTGTAGGTGTAGTATCAGTACCATCTAAGAAATAAGCGACTTTCATATCTTTGAACTGCTTATTAATGGTATCAGCTAAAACACCAGCCAATTCGTCTCTTGTTGACATAGAATCTCCTATATTTATAGTGGGCAGTTAGGCGTACAATAACAGCCTTCTCAGTTCTTCAATCTGTAGACTGCCACCCACTATAGTTTGTTTATTTAGTTATTGAATAAGTCGTCAAACGTTGCTGTTGTATCTGATGTACTATTAGTATTTGCTACTACTGGTTTTTCTTTTTTAGGTGTTTCTTCTTTTTTAGTTTCAGTTGAACCACCATTAAGATAATCATTAAGAGCTTGAGTTAAATCATCATAAGAAAGTTCCTGATAGATTTCAGTAATATTCTTTTGTGATTCATTAATAGTATCTAATGCAGCTGCGTCTTCCGTAATCGGAGTTTGATTAGGTTTAACCCTAATTGATGTCGAAGGAAAATTCTTTCCTGTCTCTTCAGCTGTTTTGAACTCTACCGCTACATCACGACCACTTACTGAGTCTGTGATATCACCGTAGTCTGGGTCTGCGATTATAGAAAGAAGTTCTTGATAAACTGTTTTTCCAAATCCCCAAAACTTAACACCTTGATTCTCTTCACCACGTACTACGACTGGAGCAAAAGTTCTCATTTTCGCTTCTACTTTTCTACCAAGACGATAGTCTTCTTTAGAACCTGTTGATTTTAGTTTCTGTGCAAACTCTTCAATAGGGTCTGGTCTACCAAATGAAATCGGTGAAAGATAATTCTTTCCACCTAAATCATAATGAAAGTACAACTCAATAAAAGGATTGTCCTGATTAAATTTATAAGGAACAATTCTAAGTACTTGTGTACCTGGTTGTGGTTTCCAAAGATTTGATGTTCGAGTGTTTGTAGTCTGAAGTTGACTAAGACGATTTTTGATTGCGTTTAAATCCATTTTTATTCTCCATTATTTATTTGTTTAATTAGTATTTTTCAATCAAGTATAACCTTGATACATAAATAAGTATAATCAGATTTCTGAAAATACAATTTATTTTTCTGTTTTATCCCAAGTTGTTACGTCTACTATGGTATAAATTCTTGTTGGTATTTTATTGAGACCATTCTCATTTGTAAGCAATAGACAATTCTTATAATTTTCCCAATCTATAGGAAATCTTTTATCTAACTTACCATCGTTTAGTTCACGAATTAAATCATTCAGTGCATTTATAGTATAAAGTGTGTTTGTATTCTTTTTTCTGTGAAGTGAGATTGTGTCTTGAATACCTTGTACAAAATCTTCATCAAATTCTACGTTATACGTGCAGATTAATTGATGAGGGTCATTCTCATTTGAGAATACATAAATTTTATTGAATACGATATCATTACAAGCTATAATAATATCTATAGTCTCATTGAAATGATTTCGTTTAGTGAATGTACATAGTAGTTGTGTTTTCATATTATTTCATATCCTTTGGAATATCTGGTAACCCAAACGCTTTAGAAAATCCACCGTGAAAGGTAATTTTACCACCTTTATGGTGTAAATCACCATCCCATTGTCCAGCGTTTCCAGCAAATCTCCACGTAATGTCAAAAGTAAATGCTTTTATACCATTAACACTAACTTCAACATCGTATATATAATCTGCTGTTGCCATAACACCATCATCGTTAGTTTTTGCGTCATATTTAAAGGTATATTTTTTACCCCGTATACTTTCTTGTGATGGTATTAATGCAAACTTTTTCCCACCATCAGCTATATACAAATAATTTGTTTTGGGTTCGGCTCGTATTATATAAATTATAGCGTCTTCTAAGTTCTTAACTAATCCCGTATTTTTACTCTCAAAAAAATTATCTATTGCATTATTTAAAAGTTGACCTTTCATTTTTGAGTGAACTGCTTTAGCTGATTTATTCTCAGGGTGATGATATAGATGACTAAGTGCACTTCTTCCTTTTGTTGATATTACTGACGTATTTAGATAATCCATCCAAGTAGATTTAACTGTAAATGAACTATCGTCTAACGCTTTCTTATCACCCTCAGTATACTTACCAACCCCAACCTCTACATCTTTATAATTTGCAATCGTTGCAAGCTGGTAATATTGAAATGCCGTATCTATCTCACTTTTGTAACCTTGTTTGTACATATCCTTCAATAAACCCTTATCTAATTTTAATCCAAACAGTTTTTGTACTAATATTGGAATTGATAAACTACTAAATTGTCCTTTTTTATATTTTAATGAAACTGATACTATTTCACCACCTGAAAGTTTAATAACTACATCTGCAATCATCTTAGTTCCACCCGGTCCAGTTCCAAAAACTCTTGATACACTCGATGGTTTTAGATTATTTCTTTTTAAATATGTATGTGTTCTTTTAGCAAGAATGGTTGCATCGTTATATAATTGTATATCTTTTTTCGTAGGAAATGATTCCACTTTATCAAACTTTGTTAATGTTTCTATGTGTTTAGATTTATTATCTAACTTTAATTTTAACCTATTGATAACTTGTTTCAAACCACTTAAATCAGTTGCCTTACTAATATCACCACCAGCAAACGCTATAGCAAAAAATATCTCGTGTAAATCTTCTGTACGATTAGTTTTTACTTCTTTTAAAATATCTTTACCATTTTCTATATTATCTAAAAGTTCATATATAACTTCAAATGGCCATTTATACTCAATCAGTATTTCAGAAAGGTGATATAGGTGTGCAGATTTCTTTGGATTAGGTTGTCCATTATCTACACGATATGCCCATTCTTTTAATATTTCATTTAGATTTTTAATCATATAAACTTCTCTGTAATATCTTTCATTTCGTGATAATTTAATCCCCAACTTACTTTAACTGGATATTTATCATCTTGTTCTAATATCCTTTTGACTTTCTTTAGATAATCTAAACCATCTTCTATATTATAATCAAGTAAAAAACTATCATACGAGTAAAGTATTAATTTACTCTTGTAATCCTTTATTTCAGGTATTAACCTTGTTAACGCCCTCATATTATTTTCAGTTTCCATAAGTTGAATCGTGTAATTGAATAATTTATTAGCATTCATATCACCTAAATTTTTCTTATGTAATCGTCTATTATAAATATCTGAAACGATAAATTCTTTTGAATTATACTCCCTCCATAGCTCTTCAATATAATCATAAACTCTACTGAAATATGGATTCATTTGTACTACATCGTGAGGAATAAAACCATATAAATATTTAAATGATAATATTTTTGCTTCTTCATAATCAACACCATAAAACTCTGCCATATGTTCGTGTACTGAACCACTCGGAAACTCATAATCTATCTTATCTGCAATCAATCTCAAGTGATACGCATCAAAGTCCATCTCTACTAATACACCGTTTTTAAAACGACTTACGTATGGTTTTCTACTACCATCTTTTTTATTGAGAGCTGCAAAGTTAATACCACCAAATCTATTACTCGGTCTACCTGTAGATGTGTATATATTATATTCACTAAATACTGTATTTTCAATTGTATGTATACCGTTATTTTCTATGTAACTTAGGTTGTCTAAAACTTCATCATTGTATGACATATTGACGGATGAACTATGTTTTGCTATCACATCTTGAAGTATCTTAGCAATCTTACGAGATTTTTCTAAATGTTTCAATACTGGAATGATTGTATTTATACTATCTTTTTTGTAATACCTCATATTTAGAAAGTTATGAGAGTTTGTATCAGTTTCTTCTATTGTTATTGGAGTACCTTCATTCATATACTGCATTAGATTTACATCAATTACGTTAGTTAGTTCAATATAATGATTTAATTTTTTTCTATCATATGTATATTTTTTTGTATCTGAATCAAGATTTGGAATGTCTAAATGCAATGTTTCACTATGATTAAATGGTAGTATAAACTCCTTACCACTTAACAGTTTAACGTATAACAACGATAATGAGTCGTTCATCGGATGTTTATTATCATCGCATGATACTGGCACTATGATACAATCTTCTGATTTATAGCGTTTTATAAATCTTTTAAGTTGTGATTTTTTCTCTATTATTTCCAATGTGTTTTAGCCCATAATTTAGTTGTTTCAGGCTTATCTACAACCTCGATGTATCTTTTATCTAATACATCTATTTTCATAATATAACCTTTTATTTAGTAATAAGTATTAAGTTTTTTTCAAACGGTTTAATTTATTTTGCACATCATCTGGTGAATTTTTAGGTGGTACCCAAAGTTGTAATGGAAATACTGTTTTTGTTATATTTGGAAACTCTGATTGTATACTTCGTAGTGTTGCTGAATTATCTCTACTTACTTCTAATTTTTTACCTGATATTCTCCAGTCTAAAGGTGTATAATCATATAGATTATTTTGATTATTGAAATCATCTTCAGTTATTTCAAATACTTTAGCATTCACTTCATTTGTTTTTTTAGTAAAGTAACGTGTTATTGTGCCTATTCTATAGTCACTTTCAGAAGGATTTGCAGGTGCTGTTTTTGGATATATTTGTCTATTTAAAGTTTTTATGTCTGAATAATTTGAATATAATGTGTTATTCTTAACTCTTTTTATTATCTTAGAATTTGATGTATCAATTATACCCGTTAAATAAGTTTCTTTTTTATTTAAACCATAATATATTGAATATAATGTATTTGGTTTTACATAACCTCCAGTTTGTTCATAAGTAAACTCTTGAGGTTTTGTACGTGAACCTTGAATTGTTCTTTCAACACTTGTTTTTATATCTTGTATTTGTTGTTTAGTTAATATCATCTTCAGTCCTTACATTGTCTACTGAAGTTGTTTCAGTAATTCTAAAAGTGGGGTTGAAGGAAGGGGCTTGACCATCAAAAACTTTATTTGATGCTCTGTCACCATACACACTACCTTTAACTTCACTTTTACCTATTCTACTTTCAGCTTGTTCACCTACCGTTGGTAATATACTTTTTGTTGAGTTTAATTTATTTTCTACTAATTTCTTTATATCTAATTTTAAATCTGTAGCCTTGTTCAAAGCTCTCTCAGCTTTTGCAAAAGTAGTTCTCATAACACCAGTTAAATTTACTGACCACCCATCAGTTGCAACTTTGTGATTAACATCAAAAACTTGAAACATCACCTCTTCTTGGTATCTTGTTGGTAAATAAGTTGAGTGAAATGAATTACTTGGTAGTATACCACCTATACCGTCTATTTCTAACTCTAAATCAAAAGGTATTATTATTGGTTTATCAGTATCTGCTGAGTTATTACTTGTTGTTAATGATACTTGTGTGCTAATAAAATCGATAAACTTTTCTTTCATAACACCATCTTTATAAAATTTAGAATTATACAACTCAGTATAATTTTTATTTCCATATAATTTTAAAAACTCATCGTAATTCTCTTTGTATAAATAATCAGGAGTTGGATATGGTGTTGAGTTATCTAAGTTACTTTCTTTTTCTATAGCATCAAATATTTCTTTATCTCTATTAGCATAGATTTGTTCATCAATTGATTTTAATTTATCACTATAGCTTTCTTTTAGCTTTTCACTATTTTTATTTATAAATGTAATAATGTCATCAGTGCCACCATTAGGTGTTATTTGATTTTTGTTATCATCAACTGGATTAGAACCAATTTTTTCATAACCTTCTTGACCTAAACTAATACCTAAATTTTTAAAATTTTCTGAAATTGAACCTTGGTCACTAAACAAATGTGATATAGCTACAGCTGCCATATCAGTTGCTTCAGCTGG